AAATACCTGTGAATAATAATTTTCACAGGTATTTTTTATGACTGACATTTCATTAATTTATGATAATACGCAACTTTCAGGTGGATATTCTATTGCAAATGGCGATCTTGCAACAGGTGGAGATTTATATAATGCAATTTATATAAGCCTCTTAACTTGGCGTAAGCCTTCTGACACTGATTTAGTTGATAAATCAACATATCAACATGGTTTTTGGGCAGATGCTTATACTGGATTAACAACAGGATCACGATTATATTTGCTTCAAAATTCAAAGCTTAATTATGAAACAGCTTCAAGAGCAAAGACATATATAACAGAGGCTTTACAATGGATGATTGATCAGGGTGTTGCTGAAAAAATAATAATTAAAACTGATATTCCAGCCCTAAACACTTTGATGATTTATATTGATATATACAAAACAGATGGAACAAATACAGTAGTTAAGTTTGATAATTTGTGGGATATGATACAGTCAAATAATTAAACAAAGATAAATATACCTATAGAGATAATTTTATAGGTATAGATATGAGTTTAACTGGTTTTACAATTCCGACTTTTCAACAAATTTTAGCTAATACAATTGCTGATCTAAATTCAAATATTCCTGGGTCAGACGCTAATCTTCCATATACTGTTGTTAATGCTCATGCTTACACTGTATCAGCCGCAGTTAGTGAATTATACAATGCTATTAATTATGCAGCTAATCAAACATCGCCATTGTATGCAACAGGATCAAATCTTGATGGTTGGGCTTTGGTATGGGGCTTAAACAGAAAAACAGCAACTGTAGCAACTGGATTTTTAACAGCATCTGGAACAGTTGGAACAACTGTTTCAACAGGCGTAATTTTTCAAACAGCATCAAGCATTCAATATGTTGTAACAGCCGCAACCACATTCACCACAACAACCGCAAGCATCCCAGTTAGTGCCGTTATAGCCGGTTCCGCAGGCAATCAAGCATCATCTACGCTTGTGACTTTAACAAGCTCTGTAGCTGGCCTTCAAAGCCAAGCAAGCGTTGGAAGTGCTGGCCTAACTGGTGGCACAGATCAGGAAACAGACGCTGAGTTATTGGCCCGTATCCTGGCCCGAACAGCCTTAGCCCCACAAGGCGGCTGTGCAAATGATTATGTGAATTGGTCCTTGGCCTATGCAGGCGTAACCAGGGCGTGGTGTTCCCCCCAGGAATTAGGCTCTGGCACGGTCACAGTTCGTTTTTGCATGGATGATTTATACGCTTCAACGGGTGGAATACCGCTTGCAACAGACGTTGCAAACTTAGCAACATATATCAACACATTAAGACCAGTTACAGCAAATGTAACCGTTGTTGCACCATTACCTAATCAAATAAACATAACAATAACAGGCTTACAATACAGCACTGATTTAGCAACTGTTACAACAAACATTCAAGCAAACTTATATGATTTGATATTAAACGATGGAAGCCCAGCAGGAACAATAAGATGGAGCCGTGTTAATGAGGCCATATCAAGTGCTGTTGGCGTTATATATTTTGAAGTTCAATCACCAATGACAGACATTGTTTGCACAACAGGTTATTTGCCTGTGTTGGGAACTATTACATACGCTTAATGGATTATAAAAAATGAATTATACAAATGCACAAGTAGCAGAACAATTAAAGACATTATTGCCACCAGGACCGCTTTTCAATGGAAATTCGGTTAGTGATGGATTTTGGCTTGGTATTGCACAGCCATTTACGGACTTGTTAAACACATTAAATGTTTTAATTGAAGAAGCAAATCCATTATCAACAAATGAATTATTGCCTATGAGAGAACAAGAGGCAGGCTTATCAAGCGTTGGCTTTACCGTTCAACAAAGATTAAACAACTTAATAACCGTTTGGCGTTCAACAGGCGGTCAATCAATAAGCTATTTCACAACGCTTGCACAAAGCCTTGGATATACAATTACAATAACTGAATTTAGACCTTTTTTGGTTGGTTCATCATGTGTTGGCGATAGTTTATATAATGGCAATGATTGGGCTTATACATGGCAAATTAACGTAGGATCATCACAAACATATTATTTTAGTGTTGGTTCTTCGGTTGTTGGCGATCCTTTAGCTAGTTGGTCAAACGTGTTTTTTGAAACATTGTTTAATAAAATTAAGCCAGCAGAAACAACTTTGATATTCACATATTCATAATTTAGATAAATACAATTAACAATTAAATAAGAAATAATAACAAAAGGTGTTTTAATGAAAAGAATTGATCATCCATATAATTCAAGTGTTTTAGCAGCAGATACAAGCTACACAGCAGGGACAGCCGGATATTTTACAGTAGGTAACAAATCTCTAGGGACACCAGCAACACCACTAACCCAAGATTGGGCAAACGTAGTTCAAGAGGAATTATGTAATGTTGTCACTGGTGCCGGTCTAGTTCTAGATCAAACTTCAGCCAATAAATCACAGCTTTTATCAGCCGTTAATGGATTAATAACAACTGCATTTGCGGTCAATACAACATACGCAACAAAAGTTGGATTTCAACAAAACGCCTATTCGGTCGCAATTGCAGGCGGAACCGCAGACGCAATAACAGCCTCTTACACACCAGCTATAACCGCATTAACAAACGGTATGACATTGGTGGTTAAAGCAGGCTTTGCAAACGTAACAACAACACCAACATTCACACCAAACAGCGGAACAATTACAGCGGCAACTATTGTCAAGGGCAATGGCTTACCATTGGTTGCTGGTGATATTTCCACACATTGGATTGAACTTCAATACGATACAACATTAGCAAAATGGATATTGTTAAATCCAACAACTGGAATTGCCGTAACAACAGTTTCAAACACATGGACAGCACAGCAACGCGGTTCAATTGGCACTTTAACTTATGGAGCAACCGTTACACCAGATTTCAGCACTACAAACGATTTCATTATCACGCTAACAGGTAACGCCACTTTAGCGAATCCAACAAATATAACAGTTGGTGCGAAGGGCGTGTTCGTAATCAATCAAGATAGCACTGGTGCTAGAACATTTGCTTATGGAACATATTTTAAGTTTCCAAGTGGTGTTGCACCAACATTAACCACCACACCATTAGCAGTTGATCGTATTCAGTATCATGTTGTTGATTCAACACATATCCACTGCACTTTTATAGGGGATATGAGATAATGAGCGTATTAAGTGATAATGGATTAGAAAGTGGCGGCTTTGTAATTAAGAACAGTTTGCGTTTCCGAAGTAGTGTAAGCCCTTCGTTGTTGATAACGCCAACAGTTAGCGGAAACCAAACTACCCAAACTTTATCATTCTGGATGAAGCGTGGGCAAATGGGCGTCGATAACACGATTTTTGGATACTTCGCCAATTCAACTAACTATTGGGGACTTGGTTTCGGTAACACTAATATGTCCACCGATTCGCTTGTATTCAACTACGCTGTAAGTAATACCAGCATTATAAATTTGACAACCACACAGGTATTCCGTGATCCAAGTGCGTTTTGTCATGTTGTTGTAGCGTTTGATACTACTCAAGCCATCGTCGCCAACCGCGTCCGTTTGTATGTCAACGGCCAACAAGTAACATCATTTTCAACAGCAATTTATCCGGCTCAAAATACATCTATTTCTCTATGGAATACAGCAAGCACACCACAATATATAGGTGCTCCACTTCCAAATTACACAACACCATTTTATTTTGATGGTTATTTGGCTGATATTAACTTCGTTGATGGACTTGCCCTTACTCCAACAAGTTTTGGTAAGACAGACCTTGTAACCGGCGTTTGGGTTCCTATTAGGCCCAACGTCCAAAACTACGGAACAAACGGCTTTCGTCTTGAATTTCATAATGCTGCATCGCTTGGCACTGATACGAGCGGTAAAGGCAACAACTGGACGCCCACTAATATACTTTCAACTGATCAGATGGTTGATAGTCCTTCATATAACTACGCTACATGGAATCCGCTTGAAACTGGCGTTTCATATACCTTAAGCAATGCGAATTTAACAACTGTAGTTGGGTCAGTAGTTAATCAATCTGGACCATTTGGTTCGCATTGGATGACTACAGGAGCATATTATTGGGAAATCCATATGGATGCTTATACTACGTATGATAATGGGGTTGCTGCTGGAATAATTGCAGCAGATGGGACTTACGCAACAATATCCGGAAACAATGGGAATACTTGGGTAAACAGTGTTTCTACAGCGTATGGTGTGACGTTTGCCACTGGTGATACTATTGGTATTGCCTATGATGCAACTAACGGTAAATTGTATTTTTCTAAAAATGGTGTTTGGATGGCTTCTAGTAATCCAGCAACTGGAACAAATCCGGCTGTAACCGGGCTTTCTGGTAAAACTTATCGCCCTTGGTTAGCACAATCATCCACAAACTCTACAAAAACCGTTACAGCCAATTTTGGTCAAACCTCGTGGGCTTACACTCCACCAACTGGCTTTAAGGCTTTGTGTTCAGCAAACTTACCAGCAGTTTCAATCACTAAACCAAAGGCTTTCTTTGATGTAAATACACGAACAGGAACAGGGGCAGTAGCAAACATCACTGGTAAATCATTTCCACCTGATTTTGTGTGGACTAAAACACGATCATTATCACAAGGACACCGTTGGTTTGACAGTGTGCGAGGAGCAACAAAATACATTGTCCCAAACAATGCCGGAATGGAAGTTACAGACGCAAACACTTTGACAAGTTTCAATAGTGACGGCTTTAGCCTTGGTACTGATTCATCACCAGCATATGTCAATGATAGTGGCGATAGTTTGGTGGATTGGATGTGGCGTAAATCATCAACTTCTGGATTTGACATTCAGACGTTTACCGCACCAGCAAGCGGGGTTGTGACCGTCAATCATAATCTTGGGGCTGTGCCTAAGATGATCATCATTGCTTGCCGTAGTGCCGCACAAGCACCAATGGTTTATCACTCAGCCGTTTGCACGACTACAAACAATTATCTTGTGTTGAATTCAAATGCTGTTACGGCTTCCTTAACGAACGCTTGGGGAACAACTTTACCAACATCAACCCAATTTCAAGCAACTGCTGGAACGGGCTTCCTAAATGCAAGTGCGACTTATGTTGCCTACTTGTGGGCAGAAGTGTCAGGATTTAGCAAGATAGGCAGTTATACAGGGGCAACAAATACGTTCGTCTACACTGGATTTAAGCCTAAATTTATTTTGTTAAAAGCATCAACTTCTACTTCTGGTAATTGGCTATTAGTAGATACAGCAAGAAACACATTTAACGTTGTGAATGATAGATTGGTCATGTCATCAGCAGCAGAAAATACTGGAACATCGATTGATTTTCTATCAAACGGCTTTATGTGCCGTGGTTCTGGTGATGATGCAAGTTTAAGCGGGGCAACGATTATATATGCCGCGTTCGCGGAAAATCCATTTGGTGGGTCAAACGTCCCACCAGCAACAGCAAGATAAAAGGAAAATAATACAATGTGGGCAATTTTAGATAATAATGAATGGTTTATATCAACCAATATTTCAACTGATAGCGTCAATTATAGTGATGCATACTTACGCGGTCTAACAGGCGATGAACGCTCTGCTATTGGAGTTTATCCAGTGAATGAGCAGCCATTTGATGCTACCGCTAACACATGCACTGGCTA